TCTTTAAGGAGAACTAGAGGAGGAATGAGGATGAGGAAAATGAGAGTATGGGAAGTGTCTTTCGCAAAGCGCCCCAAAACTGGGGAGAGATTCATAATTACAAAGGAGGATGTAATGGAAAAGGAGAAGTTAGCTCGTTTAGTAGCTCAACTGGCTATGCAAGCCGACGTGCCTGAGGTAGTCAAGGAGGAGCTGAAGGACCTCGCAGGAGAGCCCCTTCAAAAAGAGGAGGTTCTTGAGCTTTTAGGTCTTAAGGAGGAGGAGAAATATGAGGGAATCCCTGAACAGTTGAAGAAGGAACTCGAAGAGAGGGATGCCAAAATCTTGGCCCTTCAGATTGACACCCTTAAGAAGGACTTAGCCCCAACCCTCGGAGACAAGGTAGACCTGGGAGTTAGGCTCTGGCAGCAAGGAGACGAGAGCCTCTTCAAGGATGTTATGGACTACATAAAGACGCTTAAAAAGACCGTTGACTCCTTAGGCTCTCCCAAAGGCGAAGATGAACCCCCCGAAGGGGCTGTGATCGAGCAAGAGCTCGAGAAGCTTATGAAGGAGGGCCTTTCTAGAGGGGACGCTTTGGTAGAACTAGCCAAGCGTAGGCCCGAACTAATCGAGAATTGGAGGTAGTGATGGAGAAGAATCTTGTAAAGGCAAACATGATTGCAGGTGAAGACCTTACAGGCAAAGAGTATTACTGTGTAAGGGCTGACGGAAAGTTAACCACAGCCACTGGTGAAGCCTGCTATGGCGTTATTTCTGTGGGGGATGCTTCAGGATCTCCCACTGAAGTAGTCACTGGGGGTGAGTACTGGGTAATGCTTTCCGCTGATGGTGATGTAAGTGCCAATGATTTCTTGACTGCTGGGGCTGATGGCAAGGCTCTGGCGGCTACCAACACCCCTGGGACACAGGTAGATATTCCTTTTGGAATAGCCCTCGAAGATGCTGTTAAAAGCACTCTTTGCCGTGTACTAATTAGATAAGGAGGAGGAAAATGGAATGGTATGATAAAGTAGCTCCTAAGTTTGTCCAGAATGTAGCATTAGGGTACTTCCAAGAATATGTGTTTGACCCCTTTAGGGTATTCCCTCTCGTCCCTGTAGGTCAGAACTCTGGCTATATTGCCAAATATAGCAAAGAAGATTGGGTTCGTATTGGAAGTCCTGATGACTATATCAGAATGGGAGCCACGGAATCCGCAGGCGATAACTACGAAGTGGATAAACAACCCTACGTTCTCTATCCCCGTTCCTTCCATGATGACGTTACCGAAAGCGACGTGGAGGACTATGATAACCCTTATGATCCCGTAAAGGATGCTACTCTATTCGTTATTAACCGCTTAGAGTTGGTCTTTGCCCAGATGTTCGTGGACCAATTTATGACCACAGGTGTATGGGGAACTGACCTGACTGGAGGGGTTGACTTTACCAAGTGGTCAGACACAAACTCTGATCCCGTTTCTGACGTTCTCACTTGGAAAGGTGATGTTAAAGGCGTAACTGGATTTGAGCCTAACCGCATGGCCATATCCAACGATGTATACGTGGCTCTGCGAAGCAATAGCTCTGTCAGAAGCCAGCTCAAGGTTACTGATGACAAAGTAATAACCAGCGGCGCCTTGAAGAGGTTAATGGACCTTGAAGAGATTATCGTAATTGACGCTGTGAAGACCACAGCGAAGAAGGGCCAAAGCGCTACCTCTTCTAACACTGGTTTCCTCACCACAGGAGCTGCCCTTTTGGTCTTTGCTCCGACTAAACCAAGCAAGAGAATCCCCTCTGCTGGCTACCATCTGGTGAAGAAGGGCAAGAAAGGATTGGTAACGAAGCCAATCCCTATGCCCCACTTGAATAATGCCCTTCGGATCGAAGGCACCTTGTATGGTCAGGGCATCAAGCTGGCTGCTGATTTGGGCATCTACGCAGGTACAGTAATTTAAGGGAGTAGTGAATGACCCTAGATGAGCTGAGGCTGGAAATAGGAACTGAGGGCTACGACGAACTTACGGACGTGGAGCGGGACGCTTGTCTGTCCTGCTCCACTCCTACTATTGCTGCCCTCAGGGCCTTTGATCTCCTTCGCAAGAAATATCGTCCATCCTACCGCTTAGGGAGGATGTACGAAGACCTTTCCAGCAAATACATTCACTACAATTCCCTTTACAGAGAGTATCAGCAGATGGTCTCTAGAGGCTACTTGGATGAAGCTGAGTAACGCTACATACAAGCTCTATTCCCAGGAGACATCTCCCGATGGCTCTGTCACGGATACTCTTATCCTTTCCGGTTTAGGTTGGGTAGAGGAGGAAAGCCAGTGGAGGATCATTGAGGGTGAAGTTAAAATTGTTGCAAACGCCGTTCTTTATGTTTGGGACGAGTTTACTCCTATGGATAAGGGCTGGGCGGAGGTGAACAGCACCAGAAGGGAAATAGTTAAGATTCATGCTTTTAGAGATTATTTGACGAGGTGGCATCATGCCGAAGTCTGGCTCCTATAACAGAGAGGTCCTAGTACCCTTGGAGAAATTTTTCTCTAAGGGATGGCTCCCCCATATAGGGACAGAGCTTTTAATGAGAGCAGCATCTAAGGCTCCTGTCCTCTCTGGAAGGCTCCAGCAGGGCGGAGTAGTGTCTGTTGAAGGAAGAATATGGGGCACTTCCAATAGAGGCAAGGGGACCCCTAACGAAGAGCCTTTGGGTGGCCCTGGAGAGATAGTTATTAGCTTCTCTGCCGTTAAGCCCGTCAAGGCAGGTAGCGTTTTTTACACAGATTCTGGGGGGAGGTGGTTTGACTACGCTTCATACGTACATGATAGACATCCTTGGACCTCCTTTATTACTCCCGAATACGTAGCTACCTTGATAGATAAGTATTTCCCTTCTGAGAGTTAAATATGGGTATAGAGCGCATTATAGGAGACTGGGTTGGTTCCATTTTAGGGGTCAGTGTTTGGGAGGCTTCTCAGCCTCCAGAGCAAAGAGAAGGGATAACAGTGCGCCTTCTCAACACCGTTTCCAACTGGGACTGTAATCTCCATACCATAGAGATCCTGGTCTTTAAGCATTCTTACTCTGGCTCAAGAGATGATGCTGATACTCTTTACTTAAAGGTGGGGGAGCGTATAGGCTTCTGTGATGGATGGGCCTTTAAAGAAGTTTTGTCAAGGTCCTATCTGGGGGTTGACTTAATAGGTAGATATGTTAGCTCCCTTAAAATAAACATTTTGGAGGAAAAAAATGGGTTATGAACTTGGACCTGCCCTTTACTTAGTGGCTGGCCTACATGATGGTGAGGCTCAGGTAAATACTTCCGTTGGTGCTGATGATACTACTATTCCCTACGCCAATGAAACGGGGGAGTGGCCGTCTTGTGGGCTGATCAAACTGGAAGATGAGTATATCCTTTATAGAGCGATAAACGAAACCGACAAGAAGCTCCTGAACTGCGTAAGAGGGTTCTATTCTACAACCGCTGCTGCTCATGATGGCTCTGGTACTCCGATAAGTTTCTCCGTTCTGTACAGTGATCTTGGGAAGACCCATGGCGGTGGCACTATCGCTTTTGGGGAGGAAACCACCGAGCTAACGACTGACCAAGATGGAGCTACTCCAGTAGACATTGTAGCTACTGGGGTATCTGCCACTATAACTATGAACTTGGCAGACATTACCCTGGACAATTTTGCCTTTGTTCACAAAACATCAGTCTCCGGAACCTCTCCCAATAGGAGAGTAGTTGTGCCTACTGCTTCTGGATGTTCCACTCTGGGGAATGCTAAGAAGATCTTAGTAGTACCTTATGGATGCTCTGATGGCTACGTAGGCCCTACGAAAGAAAGCGAAGGTACCTATTTTATCCCTAGTGGAGGCATCGTGGCTAAGGAGGAGCTCTCTTTCAATGCTTCTGATCAACGGGTCATAGCTGTAGAAATCCATGCCTATCCTGACGATACTGTTGGAGGTCCTGTTGTAATTGGAGATGCTACCGATTGGCTATGATAAGGGTTTGGCGATTGGCTATGATAAGGGTTTGGGATGATAGTTAATATTGGCCCTGCTGTCCTCTCCTTCGAGGGTTCCTCTTTAGGAAGAACAAAAGGGGGAGGGACCCTCACCTTTTTTAAGGATGAGGTAACTTGGTACACCCTCGACGATGCGCTAAACCACGAGGAAGTCTTCAAGGGGGCTTCGGGTGTTCTAAAGATGTTTGAAATAGATGGGATAGATGTAGAGGATGATCCTCTGATTCATGATTGGGGGGAACTGAAAATTGACACAACTAGGAGTTGTTCCCCCTGGGGATTTACCTTGACTCTGCCGTCTACTAGGATTTACCTCCCAGACAGCTTGGCCTTAGGTACTTTTGATGTTAATACTTGGGACCTACGCTTCTTTTCCAAAAAGGTTCCTGGAGGGAAGCTATTCACTTTAACTTAAAGGGAAGATGGGTCACTCAGTGACCTAACTACAAGAGGCGTCCAACGCCTCGAATATAGGAGGGATATAGATGGGTAAGGAAAAGAAGAGTTTTAATGTGGATGACTTCCTTGCAGAGAACGAAGTAACAGTAGTGCTGAAAGGAAAGGAGTTTTCGGTTCGTGATGTTCCTGAAGAGGCCCTCAAACACCTAGAGGAGACCAGCGAACCGGATCTTAAAGGGCTCGTCCAGCAGATCTTGGGCTGCTCGGATGAGGATCTGGAGGGCTACGGAATTGTGGCTCTGACTAACCTTCTGGAGTGGTTATATGAAAATTTGTTCCCAGAGGGCTCTTCACCAAAAGCTCCATAAAGAAACTGGAAATGGCGGGAACAGTTGCTCATACCTTGAATGTTCCCTTGATGGAGGCCCTCCATTTAGGAGAGAGGAAACTAATCATTCTATTTAATGAGGCCCGAAGACAGAGGGCACTTGACCTTTTGGGCTTAAGGTTGGCCGTGTGGGGAGAGAGGAAAGACCTTGGAGATTTAGAGGCTGCCCTCAAAGCCCACGGGGCTTACACTGAGGGCTTCTATGAGGAGGAAAGGCATAAGCTTTTAGGGGCTTTAGAGAAGAGGGGGCTTAGTGGGAAGAGAGCATGATTATAGAATAAAGATCGTTGTTGAGAGCAAAAAAGGCGAGGCCGATGTAAAGGAGCTCGGCAAGGCCTTTGAGTCTCTGGAGCGAAAAGTAAACAAGCTAAATGCTCTCCTAAGACAGACCCAAGTAGCTCCTGCAAAAGCTACAGTGGCCCAAACTAAAAAGCTTATAAAAGCAGAGCGGGAAAGGGCAGACGCCTTCCATTCTAGGGTAGACGCCGAGAGAGAGGCTCATAGGCAATTCCTCCTAGACAGTCGCCAGCGCATTAGATTAGAGGGCATTGAACGGAGAGAGTTAGAGCAACTAGCAGGGAAACGTTTAGAGGCTATGTCTCCCAAGGAATTTCAGCGAGCTAGGAGGGAGGCCCAGGCTACTACAAAGACCTTAGAGGAAATATATAAACGTAGAGCTGCCCTCCTGCGGATAGGTTTAACCCAGGAGCAGTTTGAAAAGAAATCAGGCTTTAGAATGATGGCCTTGGGAGCAGGGCGCTTCAGATATGAACTGGCTAAACTAGACCCTCGAGTTCAGCGCCTTAACGCTAGTCTTGGGGGCTGGTGGAAAAGGTTCGGGCAGGTCGCTCTTGGCTTCACCATAGCTTACAGGGCTATGAATCTTTTCGAGGCTGGGCTCAGAAAAGTTACAGAACTTATTCGTGAGTCCATAGCGTTGAGCGGAACCCTAGGATCCATGCAAGCCAAAATCACTGTCTTTGCCTCCCTTTATAAGTTGACTGGGGGGCGCACTTTTATCGAGGAACTCCGAGCTGCTAGGGGCTATGTCCAAGATTTTGCGAGAACCGCCATCTGGGCCACTACGCCAATGGCAGATCTTCAAGAAGGTTTCACCGAATTGATGAAATGGGGGCAGTTAGTCCCCCGACGCTTAGTCCCTGCTTACACAACGTTCTTTGATTTTATAGCTCAAGTAGCCGCTACCAACAAAGATTATGCTCGTCAGATTAGAAGTGAGCTTAGAGGGCTTATGACAGGAACGAAGCGTGCTGGCAATGTTATGGTGTTTATAGTTGAGAGGATGTTTGGCCCTAAAGTTACTAAGAGAATAAAAAGCATGGTAGATGCCGGGGAGTCCCTAAATAAGGTAGTTGTTGCTATAGCAGAAGCGTGGCACAAAGTCCAGCTCGAAATGGCTAAAGCCGATCCTGCTAAGGCTATGATAGTATGGACAGACCAGATAAAGTTTAGTTTTGTTAAAGCCATAGATGCCGTTTCCCTTACCATAGGTAAAGGAGACCAAAATGTATTTGCTCGTCCTCTCCTGGAGGCTGCAGATCGCTGGCCAAAGATTTTTGAGCAGCACAAAGATCTCTTTGCTTCCCTCTTTAATACTTTAGCTAATGGGGAACGCTTACTTATAAGGATGTTCGAGAAGACCCTTCTCTTCGCAGCGAGAGTTAATAGTGCACTCATAAAGATTAAAGAACCCCTCATAGCTCTTGGAAAGGCGGCTCTTCTTGTGTTTGGAATTATGAGTGCTAAACTATTTGCTGGATGGATGCTTAAACCTTTTATTGGTCTGTCCAAGATAGTATGGTCAGTTGCGGCTTCTTTCGGAGGTCTTCTCCTTAAAACGAGCCCTCTTGTGAAAGTGTGGGGATTTTTAGTGTCTAAAGGGAAGGCTCTGGTAATAGTTTTAAGGGCCATGACTCTGGGCAGTATCATAGCAGGGGTTAAGAAGCTGGCTCTTGGCTTTAAAGCTCTAACTGCGGCAAACATTATCTCTGGGATAAGAACCCTAACTAATAGCATCCTTCTCCAAGTAGCTGCTGTAGTTGCTTTAGGTACTGCCCTTCAAGCTCTTGTAAGATGGGTTAAGGAAAACCGAGCTGCCTTGGCGGAGCGCTTTGAGTATGTTCCTGGAACCCTCCCTGGGGCTCTTCACCCCGGAGCAGAGTGGGCCAAAGAAAAGCCTAAAGCTCCCCTAACCAACATTTGGGAGACTTACAAGGAAACTCTAGAAATAGATGCAAAAGCCGTTCTGAAGCCCTTTAAAGCAGTTATGAAGGAAATAGACGACTTCTTTAATAAACCCCCTAAGAAGTGGAAGTGGGAGGAGGCTTTAGGAACAGATATTGGGAAGAAAGGTCCTCCTTCCCTCGAAGCGCTAAAGACAGCGATAAAAGACCTCAAGACCTCTTGGGAAGGGCTTTATAATACCGCTATCAGCTCCGGTAAGTATATGGAAGCCTCTAGGATATTTCCTTTTGTAGAGAGAGAAACTGTAATGAAGATTAAAGCTCTGGAAAAGGAGCTGAAAACCCTCGATGCTGTTCTAAAGAAGGTCCCAGAAGCCAAAGGCACTGCCGAAGAGAAGAAACTCTTCGAGGAGCGCATTAAGCTGAGAAAGGCCTTCTTGGTAGAGCAAATTAGATTATCGAGAGAACATCTTAAAGCTTTGGGTTGGGAGACTCAGAGAGCTTATATTCCGATAATCTCCGATATGCAAAGTGAATTAGATAAGAGGGTTGAAGCCCTTAGGGAGCGTTTCCAAGACTCTCCAGAAGCCTTTTATAATGCTGTTCTGGCTTTGGCAAACCATTATAGGAATCTCTTACCTACTATTGTGAACGATCCAGAGCTTCAGAAGGCAATATCGGGCTTTGTAGAGCATATGGACCAGATGGTCGAGGGAGCCAAAAAGAGTATAAACACCTTACGGGATACTGTAAGTGAATTAGCCCAAAACATGGAAAGGTCAATGTCCGACTACTTCTTTAACGTTATGACTGGGAAGTTTAAGTCTTTTGGGAAGGCTTTAGTGGGCTTCTTTGATAGCATTTCCAGGAGCATCCAGCGTATGTTGGCAGATATGATGGCTCAGATGGTAGTAACTAACTGGCTAAAGCCAAAACTCTTGGGGCTTTTAGGTCTTCATGCTGAGGGTGGCATCTTGCCTGGGAAATTCACTCCTATCAAGAGGTTCACAGAAGGAGGAGTTGTTTCCTCCCCAACTTTGGGTATGGTCGGTGAAGGAGGTTATCCAGAGGCGATTATTCCTCTAAAAGAAGGTTTTGTTCCTGTTAAACAATTAGGAGAGCAAAAGGGAACGGTAAATATAAACATTCAAGCTCTAGATGCTAGGTCTTTCAACGAGTGGCTTTCTCGTGGTGGTTGGGAAGCCATTAGAGCGCATATGTATTCTGAATACAGAAACGCTGGACCTATGTTTTCAATGGTGAGAGGAGGTTAGTGTGGACATTTTTCCTTCTAAGCCAGCTTACCCAGTAACAAAGGAAGCCCTATGGAGGACCTTGCGCTCAGACACAGTCTCTGGTATTAGTAGAAGAAGGGCCACTTGGCTCCGCCCCTTGCATAGGTTCACTATTCATCTTCCAGCTTTGTCAAGGGAGGAAGCACATAATTTATATAGCTTCTATATGTCCCAACTAGGGAGTTTTAGGGCATTCAAGTTCCAGTTTATAAAAGAAGGTTCTTGGGAAGGAATGTCTATGAAGGTAATCTCTGGCCAAGAGTGGCAAATCCAGATAACTTATGGAAGCTCCTACGAGAATCCTGTTACAGTAGATCAAAAGCTCCTTATTCCAGGGACAGTTACCATCTATGACGACGGAGTGGTTTTGGATCCTAGCCACTACAGTTTGGATTGTGATGAAGGGAAAGTGACCTTTGCCTCAGGGTATCCTACCGGGACGCCTACTTGCGATTATAAAAGATATTATAAGGTAGTTTTTAGAGATGATAACTTAACCAAAGAGCTGTTTATGAACACCTTTTGGAAGACTGACCTTGTCTTAGTGGAGGTAGACTGATGCCTTATGGAAGATCTCCAGACGTTATAGAGGAGGTACAGAAGACTGCGTATCGCTTCGTCCTCCTGTATGAGTTTGAAAGCCCAGAAGGGGGATGGGACTATGCTGTATCTTCCAACGCTAAGGTAACCGTAGGGGGCATAACCTATTGGCCCACGCAGATTCGTCTGCAAACCGTAGGTCATGAGGGAGGCGTTCAGGTATCTAGGACCCGCATAGTTGTAGATAATACTGATCTGGCTAGCTCTTTAACAGTAGAGGCTGAAAAGTATGATGGGAAAGAGGTCAGAATATACGTTCACTTCCCAGATATTCCAGATTCCAAAGAGCTGTTGTTTAGGGGAAACATAGAGAGTTTTTCTGTTAATCCTACTCAGATCACGGCAGACCTACTGGCTTCTGCCGACTATCTTGTATTCTCTGTTCCCAGAAGGAGGTTCCAAACGAGATGCCCTTGGACGTATAAAGGCCCAGAATGCGGCTACACAGGGGCAGAAACTAGTTGTACTAAAACTTATGATGGTTGCTACAACAAAGGACGTTTCGGAGGTTTCCCATATATACACATAAGTTAAACCCTGATATTTATTTGAACGTTCCTTTTAAAGCAGGGGGCAGGAGCCCTTCCGAAGGATGGGACTGTCTTGGATTAGTGTTATGGTTTTACCCCCAGTATAAGTATATAGATGAAGAGAACTATGATCTATTAAAAGACATAGATCTTTTGTGGGAGAAGCTACAG